TAACCTCCTCATAGGTTATTCTATTTACCTTGGGATTATTCATTTCTCCAAGATACTCCCATTTTATACTCTTATCTCCCAGTTTGTCAACTATTGAATTTTCAATAGATTCAACATTATCTTCCGCTAATACTTCAAATTTAGCGTAGTATTTATATGCGTGGATCTGTACTAGGAAATTTTTCATTTTCTCACCGTATTTTGAAAATGTGGCGGAACTGTGTTCCGCCACATAATTAGTTTAGATTACGTACCTTCAACGCCAAAGATACCTCTAAAGTCAGATGCGCCAAAAACGTATCTTTCTCTAGCTTTGTATCTTACGTTACCAGTATCAAAATCACCTTCCATTGAAGTTGTCAATGGAGTTCTTTCAAAGTGTTTCATACCGTTTGGAACGTCCGTTATAATGTAAAACGAATCAGAATCATTTAAGAAATGATTCACTCTGTATCCTTGAGGAATCATCCCCATAGATACGATTGCATTAACATCATTATCTGCTGTCTGTGTTCTACCTTGAGATTTCATCAATCTCTCAGCGTTGAACTGATTAGCAGGTGGAACTATCATCTTAACGCCTTTAGCAGCGATCTTTAAACCTCTTTCATCAGTCATCGCAGCGATGTCGATTAGCGATTGTTCTAATGAAGTTTCGTTTAAGTCAGCTTGCGTAGAAAGTGTGTTCGCACACGAACCATTAATTGTAGTATGGTTTGTTGAGAACAAAGAAACAGTGTCACCAGTTTTATAAGTGGCTACCGAAGGTAGACCATTATTTAATGGGACAGCTGCTTTCACTTGTTTAGCGTTTGACATAGATCTTGCTAGTGCTTTTGTATATCTTGAAGCTAGTCTATCGTAGAGATTATCTTCGATAGCTTCTTCAGTTATAGCGAAAGCAAGCGCGATCGTTTCCATAGTGTAACGAGCAGTGTAAGTCTCTTGCGCTTCATCATATGATACGCCTTGACCTTCTGCTTTTACATTTGCGTTAGCGAATCCAGATAACATTACTTCCTCTTCGAAAGCTCTGTCAGATGATTCGGTTACGTATATTTCGGCAGACTCATTGTCATACCGTTTGTACTCCAGCCCAAATAGTGCATTTAGGCCTGGTTCTAGTTCTTTAACTAGCTGTGCTCTTGATATTGCCATGTCTATATGCTCCTATATTGTCCAGTCGTTACCAACTGTAGCAGAGTTCAATAAGTATTGTCCAAGATTCTGAGCAAAGATCATTGAGCAATATTGTGCTGTTTGATCGCTGTTCTCAGGGTCTTCAGAGTTTCTTATGATTCTCCACTGATTGTTAGTATCGTTAATATTACCGATGTCCATTGTATTAGTACACTGTCCAGAAATTTCACTTCCTGTTGGAACAGCTGCTGCGAAAGATACAGTTCTACCGACGTTTGCCTGTGTTACTGCTGCAGAAGTTGATCCCATGAAAAGTTGGAAAGGGTTGTCTATTACAAAAGCTGTAATATCTTCACTGTTAGCCGGAGTAATAGGTTGGTTATACCAGTTCGCCCACGTCGGCTTCAAAGTTGTTGCCGCATTGTAGAAGATACCGTTTAAAACACCTATTGTTGCGAAAGTACGAGTACTTGAAGCTTCCACGATATATCCGTCCTTCATTCGAACAGTACATCCTTGGAACAAGTCATCAGTATCACCCGCATCTATATAGTATTTGCCTTGACCTTGAGTAGCTGGTGTTGAACCAACTGTACCCACTGCGATCAAACCAAATCCTTTAGTGTTACTATTTGCCATAGTTATTACTCCTTATGTGCCTGCCTTCCGAAGAAAGCCTCCAGCACGGTTTATATTATTCCGATAGTTTAAGAAATATTATTTCTTTGTACCACCGAAGGTTACACGAGACTGTCGATCGATATCGATCGGCATACTCTTATGTTGTTCCCTAAGCAAGTCGGTTTCAACTGCTTCGTCTTGACCTTCAGTAAGTTTCTTCTGATAATCAACACGTTGCTTCGCGAGTTCTTCGGGTATCCTAGCCAACAATAGGCCTCCTACTCCAATGATACCAGCGTACTTACCGTCGGCAACTACAGGATAATCAGCATCAGAATATTCATCAGCTCGCACTAATTCGTATCCTTCTCTCAGTCTTCCATAAATATTTTTACTATCTATGAATCCTACTGATTCGGCTCTTATCCATCTGTGCCTAAAGCCATCAGGCGCTGGTGGTGCATCCAGAGAGGATGGTGGCTTATACTCTTTTGGACGTTCAGTTTTTGTCCGAGTATTTGCCGCACGAGAAGTTGTTTTATTGTCTTCTTTTTTCATATGCTTATGCCTCCTTCGTGAGTTTTAATTGTTTTGCATATTCTTCGAGTGGCACATTCAATTTTTTAGCTATTGCTACTTGAGATGATGTGAGTCTCATTTGTTTGCGACCAGTTTTTGCACTTCTATTCGCAGAAGCCACCGACTGTACGGGTCTAGTCGTTTGTCTATCTCCACTATTATCAAATTTATGGGGAAAGTCAACTCTTATACGCTTGTCAACTTCTTCATAATATTCATTTGATTTAGGGTCATAACCTTCTTTTTCCACTAGATCTTTGTGAATTTCAAACGCAGTAAAAGTCATAGCTCGGTCTGTACCAAACCATCTATTTCTACCCGCCCAATCTTCAGCCATAGGATCAGCTTGAGGTAATGATTGTGGAGCTTCTTTTGGTAATTGTCCACCGTCAGATAACTGTGCAGGTTTCTCTTCCTGTTCAGTTTTTCTTTGTTTTAGTTTAGCATTATCAAACGCAAGCTCTGCTATACGTTTGTTTGCTTCGACTTGAGCTGGTGCATCACCGGCTTCAATGGCTCTTGCAAGATCTTTTTGCGCAGAATCCATTCCAGTTTTAACACTTTCTTCAAATCTTTTAGTGTAATCAGAATCGACTTTTTGAAATCTTTCCTGATCAATTTTTCTTTTATTCTCTAAAGCTTTGGCATATTCTACAGCTGCGGCTTCTCTACGTTCTGCTTCTCTCATTTTTCTTGTAAGTTTAGCAATACGTGATTGAACACCTTTACTATAGTCCTCTAATTTAGAGTCATCTTCTTTTTGTTCCTTTTTTATTTCTTTTACTGTTTCATCTTTTACTGTTTCTTCTTTTACTGTTTCTTGTTCCGGGGCACTTGTTTCCTCTTTAGGCGCTTCGGTTTCTACAACCGATTCGTCTTTTGTTTCTTCAACAGTTACATCTACTTCAGGTCCTGAAGTATCGATATCAACTGTTTTTTTGTCGTCTGGCATAGTTTTCTCCTTTTCTATGTTTAGTATTTATGCAAGAGATCCTCTGGATCCTCGACAGTTGCTAAAACTTCATCTTCATTTAACAACCTTACTTCCCCACCTTCAATATTGATTCGTGATCCTGCATAACGTGCAAAGACCACCCAGTCACCAACCTTGCACCATGGACCTGTTGGATATCTCTCTTTATCCTTATAACATTCTGATCCCATTGCTAATACGTTTCCGCATTGTGATGCAACTTGTTGACGTTCTAATGTTGATTCATTTATAATAACTCCACCTTTAGTTTTCTCATTCATTTTAAATGGTAAAACTAAAAGTCTCCAACCAGTTGGTTGTGGTAATTTTGCTTTTTCGTTTGTAACTTCTTTTTGTTCTTCTGATTTTTTTAAGCCAACTAATTTTTTATTTGGTGTGATTATCTTTGGGCTTTGCGCCGTTGATATTGATGACTGTGCCTTTTGACTCATTTTGCTCCTTATCGTCTAGCAGGTTAGAGAGTTCCTGTTTAGTTGCCTCTAGGGCGTTAATTTGTCCTATTATATACTTGTATGTTTCCATATTGTCAACCCCTCCGGACGTAACAGAGATTGCCAATTGCTGTATTCTATTATTAAGAGCTTTTCTTAATTTAAATATTACGTTTTCTAAATCTACCATTTAACATTTCCATCTTCTACGTGCCTGACGAATACGAGAATTTGGATCATTACGTGTTTTAGCTGAAGATCTTCTAAGTTGACCTGCGCTTCTTGCACAGTACGACTTACGTCTATTTGCAGCTTTTGATCCAGGTTTTACTTTACCCGTCACGGCTGTTTTTAATTTACTTCCAGGATTTGCTCTTCTATAAGCAGCAACTCCTTTTTGAGTCATTCCTGCTCCAGATTTTGTTGGTCTATAATTACCACCTTTAGTGGTAGTTTTTCTTATAGGATTTTCTCTACTCATTAGCTTTTACTCGTTTTTTGACTTCTTTTAAAAGCTGCAGCCGTAGGTGCTCCTTTACTTCCTGGTTTTCTTGGCTTTCCGCCTCTTTTTCTTTTTTGGTGGATGTTATACCAAAGACCTTTCTTTGCCATTCTTCCACTTTTTGTTTTATGCATGCCTTTTGTCATGTTTTCTCCTTTGTTATACTACACCAACTGCACTTAAACAGCTAGGGCAATTCTTTCTAAATCTATTGTGGTCTCTACAATGTGCAACCGCTTCTTTTTTTTCTACCACAGTTTCTTCCAAAACTACTGGTTCATCATCGCATTGACATGCTTTAATGTTAAATAATTTACAAATAAATTGTTTAATCTTTTTAAACATTACTTAATTTGACACCCTACTTTTTTACCTTTAAGAACTGCACCACCACTTCTAAAAGAAATTTTTTTACCCATTCCTTTTGCCATACCTTTAGCTCTAGCTACTTCCCAACCTTCTTTTTTTCCGTCTTTGTTAATATCTCTAACTTTAATAGGACCACCAGATTTATAACCTTTGTTTAATTCTCCAATAACTCTTCTTTTCTCAGCTCTATCTGCTGCATCAGGGTGTCTTCTTGCATCGATTCTACCCATTTCTTCTAGTAAGTTTGCTCTTCCACCTATGTTGTGTCCAGTTCTATATGTTGAACCTGGTTTTCTTTTTCCACCTTTTTCCATTTGATCCATTCTTTTTTTATCATAGGGGGACAGATGATGTCTAAAACTTTTTCTTTTCATTACGATTTCCTTTTCTTAGCCATTTTCTTGAATGTTTTTGCTAACGCTTTTGCTCTTCCAGTGCAACCTTTTTTTGTAATAGGTGTACACTTTCCTTTAGTTCCACGTTTCTTAATTGATTTATTTACGTCTTGTATCCAACCACCTTTTTTCATAGCAACTCTATCGCCACCATTTGTATAGCCCCATTTATTGTGGCCTGCTGGTGGAGTGAATCCTGGTACGTGCATTAAATCGAATGCTGTTTTACTCATTCGTCTCCTCTTGCGATTCCTTTTTTATTAATTTTATATCTTGATTTATCTCCAGGTTCTAAAGGATGGTAAGATTTTTTATTTCTAAATTGAAATGCTGTTCCAGTTTCAACCATGTGTTTTCTCGCTTTTTGACCTTCTTTCATCATTTTTTTACCAGTTTCAACTTTCTTTCTTGCTGCATCCATTTTACTAATTCTTTTTAAGTATTCAGCTGATTTAGTTTTTTTTAAACTTTCTTTAACAGATAATGTTGTTGGTTTAACAGATTTAATATCTGGTGAAACTTTTTTACTTCTTGGAAGCATTTTAATAATAGCTCCCATTCCTCTAGTTATAATAGTCATAACTTATCCTTATGTTTTTTTTCTACGACCTTTGTCCATAGTCTTAACAGCAGCATATTTTCTTCTTCCCATAGCTTTTTCCATGCCTTCAGATTCTTTTCTTCTAGCTTTGTAGCTTTGAGATTTTTTGCCGTGTCTTGCACCTAAAGACTCATCTAATCTATCATCGTATCCTTGCTTTTTAGCTTTGCCGCCTTTTTTCATTGCAGCTCTGCCACCGAATCTAGGTTTGTAAGGTCTTGTTCCAAAATCGTTTCTCATATTTTCTCCTTATTATTTTTTTCCATTTCTGAAAATTTGTGTTCCCTTTATACCATAAATCGACGCAACCACAAGTATCCATAAATTAGTGAACCATGACGGCAGCTCCGAGAACATCTTAAAGAACAACTTCACCTTGTCCATCGCTGTCGGATCGTCCGATACGACTGCCCAGGCCAAAATTACCACGGGCAAACTTAAAATTATTAAAACTGCCTCGTCTTTCCAGTCTGACTGACGGGCCTCTAATAATTTGCCTTGGTAAGCTTCCTTACCTTCGGCCATACGAGAAGCATGCATAAGCTGTGCTTCTGACATAGCCATCTTCGTCTTCTGCTTGTTTTCATAAATTTTACTACCAGCAGAAACGGCTAATTTAATTGCCGATAACCACATAAATTAAAACCAAGTTGCTGTTTGTTTTCTAGCTTTAGTAGATGAACCTTTTCCACCTGTGCTTCTAACAGTTACTTTATCTCCTTGAGCAACATAATTTCTTCCTCTGATACTCGTTTTAGATCTTGGATCTAAATGAATATTTTGAGAAGGAATTTCTATTTTATTGCCACCTTTAAGATAACCATCTTTGTTGGTGAATATTGACTGGTTGTATCCTTTACCTTCTTTTGACATATTTTTTCTCCTAGGGTTGATATATACTAAGATTTAGGACCTTTCAAGGTCTTAACATCTTTAGCCTTCATTTTATCTGAAGTCAGTTTAACATCAGCAGATATCAATGATTTTTCAATTGCTGTATCTGCTCTTAGATTAGCTAAGTCTTCATTCTGTTCCAGTTTATCATCTGTTATCTCTCTGTTTTGAACCATCTTAGCTTTGTCTAAATTAATTCTTGCATCTACTTCTTGTTGTTTTCTTTCTGAATCCATTGCTTTTAAATCTACTTCTCTTTGTTTTAATTTAAGTAATGGGTCATGATCGAATTGAGATGTAATTTGTTTTTCTTCCTTCATAAACTCTTCAGTCATATCTGCAATCAAGATTGCTTTTCTAGCTTCTATCTTCTGAGATATTTGTTGAAGTTGTTGTTGTACTTGTGGATTTTGAACAGCTGCTTGTTGCATCTGTGGTAACATAGCCATTTCTTGTGGAAACTCTATTTGAACTTGTTCTTGTGCCATCAATGATATGTGCTCCATAATATTTTTTTCTAATGCTGCAGTAATGCTAGGATTATTTCTAACAAAATTACTAGCCATAAAATTTAAGTGAGCAGTTATATGTGCTCTATGATCTTGACCTGGAAACGCTTGAAAAGGTTTCATACCCATTGCATCAATGTGCTCGATCGCTGGATCTTTTGGTTGATTCGGTGGAGGTGGAGGTAATATTCTATCTATATCTTTAACTCCTAATGCTTCATACATTTTTCTATAACACATATATAAATTATGCATCTGTGGATTAGACATAGCTAATTGTAATTCAGATTGTGCTAATGAAATTCTTTGTGACATTGAAAATATATTTGGATCAGCAACAGGTAGAATATCTACTCTGTCATCAAAATCTTGAACTTTAATATTTCTTTGTCCACCTACAACATCATAAGGATATTCTGGTGGTAAATAAGTTTTAAAAATATTTGCAAGTAATTTAAATTCTTGCTTAAGTGAAACATACAGTCTTTTATGGATCGCTGACATGACTCTTGAGCCACGCTCTAAGAGAGCTACAGTCGTACCAACAGCTGCTGATTGGTTCCCGTCACCGACTTGCATGTCAGCAATCGACGCGAATCTTTGTCCTGCTTGAT